AGACGCAAAGTTTATCTTTAATCTCGACAAGAGTTTTTGAACTTTTGTCGGGATTATTTTTTTGCAAGGAGGTGGGCGGATTGGCGAAAAAGTACAAATACCTCACGCTTGAGGACCGGCGGAAACTGGCGCGGCTGTATCGCAGAGGAGATACCGTGGCCTCCATTGCCGAGGAACTGGGAGTAAGCCCCGGCACGGTCTACAAGGACCTGCACCGTGGCGATACAGGCGAAACCGACAAAAACTGGCGCAACGAGTATGACCCGGTTCTGGCCGACAGGGTTTTCCGGCGGACCATGAGCGAACGAGGGCGCAAAAACGCCAGCAGCGGAGTTGCCTATCCCCGCGCCATAAGGAGGGATTGCTGATGGACAAACAAGACCTTGAATTGGTTCCGGTTCGACTGCTCCTGGATGGACGGAAATACAAAAAGCCCCTTGAGTTGGATGTCCACATAACCATTCCGAGGGGCGAGGAACTTCTACTCCCGAGGTTTGTTGTTCGGGCAATTTCTATGACAGAGCGCGGAAATTCAGAAAGCGAGGGAAGTTGATGGACGAGACTGTTTCTTCAATCACGCTGTATACGCCGGAGCAAGTGGCAAACATCTTGCAAGTCAGCATTCAAACCGTCTGGAAATGGGACAGGCAGGGCCGCATCCACTCCATCAACCTTGCCGGAAACCGCATGAAACGCTACCGGCACAAGGACGTTGAGGATTTCTTAGACCAAATACAAAAAGCCCAGTGCCCGGAGGTGAGCTAATGGAATATCTCACCAGAAAGCAGGCAATGGAGTACCTGCACATCGGGAGCACCCAGATGTGGAAGCTGACCAACGAACGCCGGATTGCTTTTTACCAGTCCGGCCCGAACGCAAGGATTCTTTTTTCAAAAACAGACCTTGACCGCTACATGGAGGGTACGCGCGTATCGGTTCCTGAAATGACGGCATACGCCACGCTCCGTAAGCGCAGGGCCTAATTTACAAAAGGAGGACAATCACATGAAAAAGACCATTGAACTGTGCAAGGTTCGCCCCGGAGAGACCTTTACCCTGGATGGCGTTGATTTCGTGAAACTGGACGAGGACATGGGACAGGCTTTCGCTCTGACCCGCGACGTGGCCCTGAAAAACGTCCCCTTCGAGGACGACGACGCGGACCGCGAGGACCACAACAATTTCTGCGGGAGCTGGATTGAGCAGGCGATGGCAACCTGGTTCAGCGACAAGCACGCGCCCATCTTCGACGCGGCGGTGGAGCGTGACATCGACCTCACCACAATGGACGGCATGACCGACTACGGACATCCGGGCGTTTCGTTCCGCCTGCTCACCATCGACGAGTACCGCAAATACCGCCGGTTCATACCGCTGGCTTCGGAGCCGTGGTGGATTGCTACCGGATGGACCACCAAAAGCTCCCCGTACTCGTATGCCGACTACGCGTACAGCGTCAGCACCGACGGCACGCTGAACCGCTACGGCGTGTACCACGCTTACTTTGCGGCCCGCCCCGCTTTGTATCTCAAATCCTCAATCCTTGTATCTTTCGATGACGGCGAGGCCGAGGAAAAGCGCCTGGGCGATTACACGGAGCTGGAGCTGCTGTCCGAGTTGCAGCGGAGGGTTCAGAAGTGACACGAATGGAGCGGCGACGGCTCCGCCGGAAAATTGCACTCCGCCGCGCCTGCCTGGGATTCACGCTTGCCGTGCTTGCGGCCTCTGCCGTGTGCGCCGTTGTTATCCGCGCTGGAGCTGATTCCGACGCTACGGAACCTACATACGCCGCAGAGACGGTAATGCACAGCGCGGAGTACGCCGTTCCGGTAAAGCTTGTCTGCGAGACTATACCAGAGCCGGAGGACACGGCGGCGGAATGCCTGGCAAAGATGCTCTACGGCGAGGCGCGCGGATGCTCTAAGACAGAACAGGCAGCCGTCGTATGGTGCGCCCTCAACCGCGTGGACAGCGCGGACCCGTTCTACCCGGACGACATCATCGGTGTGGTCACGCAGGCCAACCAATTCCACGGCTACAATCTGGACAACCCTGTTGAGCCGGAGCTTCTTTCCCTGGTGGAGGACGTTCTGGCTCGCTGGGCCGCAGAGGGCGACGGCGTGGACGCCGGGCGGGTTCTCCCCGAGGAGTATCTATTCTTCTCCGGGGACGGCCAGCGCAACTACTTCCGGACCGAATGGAACGGAGGGAGCACCTGGGACTGGTCCCTTGCAAGCCCGTATGAGGAGGGGTAGTATGCTGAAAATTTTGATGGGCGGAAGCCCCTGCACGCACTGGAGCATTGCGCAGACCAAAAACCGCGAAACGGAACCGTCCGGTATCGGCTGGGAGCTGTTCGAGAATTACCTGATAGCGCGCGAGAAGTACAGGCCGGACTATTTTCTCTACGAAAACAACAAATCCATGTCTCCGGCTATGACGATTTATGACGAGGAGGATTGAATCATGGAAAATCTGAATAAATTTGCGGCGGAGGTACACCAGAACGCCGTAGAGCATGGCTGGTGGGACGAGGAGCGGAGCTTTGGAGACATCATCGCTCTGTGCCATTCGGAGCTGTCCGAGGCTCTGGAGGAATACCGCTCCGGGCGGCCCATGGTATGGCAGCCGTGTACGTCGGCGGACGGGAAGCCCTGCATCCGCGAGGGATGCGGAGATTGGGCAGACGGTATATGTGAGCTGAACGCCCTGGGAGAAAAGCCGGAGGGCATCGCCGTTGAGATGGCTGACTGCATCATCCGGATTCTGGACTGGTGCGGCAAGGAGAGCATCGACATTGAGGCTATTCTGGATGCAAAGCACGCCTACAACAAGACCAGGCCATACCGGCACGGGGGCAAGGCGTTATGACAAAAGAGCTGTGCGGGAAATGCGCCGCGCTGCTGCGTGAGGGATTCAACATCAAGCGCGTGGGCGGCGGCGTGGACAACAAAATCACCTGCTCCAACTGTGGCCGGAGGCGCTACGGAGCTACCTACGAGGTAAGCGTGAGGAAACGGCCTCCGGAGCAAAGCAAATGAATTGCTTTTGCATAGCATTAGTATAATGTATAAGAGGTCCCTGGGCTGACGCCTTGGGGCCTCTTTTTCGCTGCCCGCTGGTCAAGGGAGAGAGAGGGAGAGGGGGGATTAAAGAGGATTTCAGCTACGAGAGCGCGCCGTCCTACACAAACAAATATCAGAACCAAATCAATGAACTGGCGTCCTCCATCCTCAACCGGGATGCGTTCAGCTATGACCCGGAGCAGGACGAAACCTACCAGCAGTACAAGGACAGCTACACCAAGAGCGGCCAGCGCGCCATGCAGGATACCCTTGGACAGGTTTCCGCCCGCACGGGCGGCCTTGCAAGCTCTTACGCGGGCAGCGCATCGCAGCAGACGTACGACAACTATATGTCGGCTCTTGCGGACAAGATTCCGGAGCTAAAGCAGCTCGCCTACTCCATGTACCAGGACGAGGGAGACACCCAGCGGGCGAATCTGGAAATGCTCCAGGCGCTTGAGCAGGGCGACTACGCCAAATATCAAACCCTCCTGTCCCAGTACAACACAGACCGGGGCTTTGACTACGGTGTGTACTCCGATGACAAGAACTTCGATTATCAGGTGGAGCGGGACAATGTTTCTGACAAGCAGTATGCCGACGAGACCTCCTATAACCGGCAGACCTACGAGAACGAGACGGAGTACAGCCAGGCGCTCCAGAAAGCCCAGACACTCGCGGCGGCTGGCGACTTCTCCGGCTACAAGGCCATGGGGTACACGGATGCGGAGATTGCAAACCTCAAAACCGCCTACGACAAGGCGCAGGCGGCCTCTGTTTCGTCCGGCTCAAGAAGCAGTTCCTCCGGCTCTGGTGGTTCTTCCAGCGGAAGCTCCGGAAGCAGCGGCAGCAGCACATCCGGCATCGTGGATACTATGGTTGGAATGGGGAGTGACACGAAAGCTTACGAGTACCTGCTGGGACTGGATATGTCCAATGCCAAGACGGAACAGCTCTGGGGTATGTATGAGACCGCGAGAGACGGCAGCGGCTCAAGCGGCAGCACTCCGTCGTTCGGAGATTACAACCAGGCCGTCGCCTACATGGAACAGAACGGAGTACCCGGCGGGAACGCGTCCGGCGCTATGACAAAGAGCGAGTGGGCGCGGCTGAAATCTTCCTACCAGCAATGCGGGCAGGGCGGCACGGAAGTGACGTCGTACGACAGCTACGCCGAGTATCTGACCGCCTATGTTCAGTATTGCATCGAGACCTACGGGAAATAAGGAGGGCCAAACATGAGTTTCAGTGATTGGACCAAAAAGCGCAAGCAGCAGAATGTGGCTGCGAATGAATCCACCACTACGAAAGGGCAGAGCGGGACGCAGACAACTGCGCCCGCTGCTGCTTCCAATATTGCGCGGGACGACAAGCCCTCCTCTTTCGGCGAATGGACCAGAAAAAGCCAGGGGGCGACCGCATGGCGCGACGAGGAGGTAGGCTTTAACGACTGGCTGGACAGCCTCTCGAAATTCTCTACCCGTGTGAGCGATGACTACTCAAAGAGGGACGGTGCTTACCAGAGCGCCGACGCAATGGGAACCTATCGGGACGATACGGACCGTGGCATCGACGCGCTCTCCCAAAAATCCGATGCCTACAAGCAGTATTTCACCGCCTACAAAAGTATGTACGACGAGCTTTACGGCGAGGATACTGTCAATCAGATTCTCTCCTCCCTGGACGAGGGCAGCAAGTACCTGTCCGACGTACGCGGAAGCCTGAACAAGGAATCGGATTTCTGGTCTCAGTTTTCCGACGAGGACGACTATAATAACTACCTCAAGGGCAAGGATTACGAGGCGCTGCGGGATGCTTCCGACTTTGCGGAAAACAGCCAGTATAAATCTACGGCGAACGGGCAGAAGCGCTCCTGGCTTGACATCATGCTTGATAACTACGATGTCAGCGGGTATGACGACACGCTCTACGAGTACATCAACGGAAACAAGGACGCCGGGGCTATTCTTGTTGGCGGCATTCGCCCGGACGCTATCAACACCCGCCGGAGCCTGCGGGAAAACCGCCGCTCCGCCCCGGTCCATATCGGAATCGACGGCTTTGCAACCATCACCGGCGTTTTGACCGACGAGCAAATCAAAATGGCCGATGACCTGCAAAAATATATGGGCGGCGCGCTGGCGGAGCTGGGCAACGAGGCCAGCATGGAGGTTTACGGCTACCGGAAATTCAACGAGCCGGACTACTTCCCCATCCAGGTTGACAAGAACCAGACCAAGAAGGACATCGCAAAGGAAGCCCAGGCCGCAACCATCGCCGGGAGAGGCTTTACGAAAAGCGTTGCCCCCAAGGCAAACAACGCCGTCATGGTAAACAGCATCTTCGACGTATATGCCGCCCACGTCAACGACATGGCGACCTACGCCGCGTGGCTTCCCACCATGGAGAACGTACGCCGCATTCGGGACTTTACCTTCCGGGACGGAGACGGCACCCGCTTGAGCGATGTAAAAACCATCATAGAGCGCGTGTTCGGCAAAAACGGCAATGCCTATCTTAACAGACTGGTAGACGACATCAACCAGGGTATCCGGCCAAACGGGACCGGCAACCTCACCGACGGAATCGTGGGAAACTACAAGGCCGCCGCCGTCGCCGCCAACATCCGCGTTATTCTCCAGCAGCCAACAGCCATTCTCCGCGCACTCGACACACTGGACGCGAAATACCTTCTGCAAGGAACGGTAAAGCGCGGCGACTGGGAAAAGGTAATGAAGTACGCTCCGATTGCGCGATGGAAAGACTGGGGATACTTCGACATCAACACAGGCAGACAGATGAAGGACGTGCTGCTCAACTCCGATACCATGCTGGAGCGCGTCCGGCAGGCTGGCATGGCAATGGCCGGTAAGGCGGACAGCTTCGCGTGGGCGCGCCTCTGGAACGCAGTTGAAGCAGAGACCAAGGATACCAGGCCGGGCCTCAAGCCTGGAACTGACGAATTCTACAAGGCCGTTTCCGCCCGGTTCTCCGAAATCGTGGACCGTACGCAAGTGGTGGACGGGCTGCTCCAGCGGTCTCAAATCATGCGCTCTCCGGATGCGCTCACCAAGATGTCCACGTCGTTTATGGCGGAGCCGACCAAGACCTACAATATGTTTGCAAACGCGGTCTACGACGTGAGACACGCAGACAGTAAGCAGGCGCGCAGCCACGCAAAATCCGCCCTTGCAAGGACCACGGCGGCGCTTGTAACGTCCTTCGCGGTCAACGCCCTGGCGCAGGCTATCGTCGATGCTATGCGGGATGATGACAAGGAAAAGGACTACTGGGAAAAGCTGCTCCAGGCATACACCGGATTCTCTGGAGACGAGGAAACCTTCCTGGACTACTGGAACAGCTTTTGGGGCGGGAACCTGGAGAGCAACTTTAATCCGCTTTCCTATCTGCCCTATTTCAAAGACCTGCTCTCAATCGCACAGGGCTACGATGTAACCCGGATGGACATGGAGGCCGTTGAAAAGGTGTGGACGGCGGCTTCTAACATGAAAAAGGCACTGACCGGAGAGGGCAAATACACGCTGCCGGGAGCAACCGCAAACCTGATGGCGGAGGCTGCGCGAATGCTGGGCCTGCCCGTTGCGAACCTTAAGCGGGACGTCCAGGCGGCGGCCACTACGGCGGCCATCGAGACCGACAACTACCTCATGCAATACCGAATCGACAGCACGCTGCTGAACATGGGGTATTCCGGAAACAGCGGCAACTTTATGGACATTCTCTACAACGCCAGCATCAACGACCCAGAGGCATACGAAATTATTTATGCCGACATGGTGAAGAACGGCGTCGAGGAGGATAAAATCCGCACGGCCATGGAAAGCCGGATGAAGCGGGACCAGGGCGCTGAAAGCGTCAAGGACCTGGAGACGCGGTATCTTACGCCGACACAGGAAAAATCCTACTCCAGCCTGCGCGGGAAAATCTCCGGGACGGCGGTATGGACCGCCGCCAGCGAGGAGCAGCGGGAAGCGCTGGAGGGCGACCTTTACGACCTTACCGTTGGAAACACCGCAGGGGAAACGCTCCGGGAGAAAATCGACAGCGGCTCCGCCTACGGAATCAGCGAATCGGACTATCTCCTCTACCGTCTCGCCCAGGACGTCGCCAGCGAGGACGGAAACAACAATACCAGCCAGGAGGAGGCGGAGGCGGCCATTGAAATGCTCTCCGGCTTGTCCTCCGAGGAAAAGGCTTACCTCTGGCAGTCCACAAACAAGGGATGGAAGGAAAGCAGCAATCCATTCAAATAAGCGAAAGGGCCGGGCAAATCTGCCCGGCCCTTGGCTATTCTTTCAAAAACGCCCCAAGTCCCCAAAGCAACAGAACCGCTCCGAGGTATATGTAGCCTGCAAATTCCGGGATGCTTGAGCGATGAAATGTACTCGCATAGACCACAAAAGGCCCGCCCCAGAATGTTAGATACTGTCCCACTATCAAGCAATAATGCTTTGCAGAGAGATATACCGGCATAAGAAATAAATGCCAAACAGACGGGATGCACACCATGGCGGCCACTCCCAGGATTGCCACAGGCGAGAAGCCTCGCCTCGCAACAAGAATCACGGCAATAACGCAAAGTACAACAGAAATGCAAAAGGCTACAAAGCGGGCCTTTTTTTCATGAATTATTTTCATTTCAGCTTCCCCCTCAAATCTTTTCTTAAATTCGTTTTTCTACTCGTCTTTGCTGTTCAAGCGCCTCTCGCGCTCCAGTTCTAATTCTAACGCTTGTATTTTTTGCTCCAACTTAAAAATTTCCGAATTATGTTTTCTTGCGGACTTCTCTACAGAATTGAAAATAAGCAGCGACAAAACGAGAAGAACCGTCGCGGAACCCCTTTCGGCCACATCTTCACTTATATGAAAAAAATGGTGCAGAATTTCCCCATAATGAGACGAAAGGTCAGAAATTATAAACATCAATAGGAGGATAACGCCTGCCGCCACAAGCTCCCCGCGAGGGATTTCACCCTTGATTGCACAGTACACGATGAACAGCATGCCCGCAAGCGGAATTCCAAATGCTCCAATATAGAATAAAGCAAGCAGCATAGCGTCCATTCTTGATTTCCCCTCTTTCAAAAATTTCTGCATCCCTGGCGCAATCCGTCCGGCTCTTTGCTATGCTCGGAAGGAAAGGCAGGTGATACCTATGGAATGGAACATCGTGGTGGGAATGGCCTGCACCGTTGCGGGCGTTGTCGTCTCCTACATGGCGTTTTCGCGGAACAAAAGCAAGGACTGCCAGCAGGACGCGCAGCAGAACGGCGTCGTTCTCACCGAGATTGGCTATATCAAAAGCAGCGTTGATTCCATCAACCGCAAGTTGGACGAGCAGGACAAGCGGAATCTGGAGTTTATGACGCGGCTTACCGCTGTGGAATCCTCCACAAAGCAGGCGCACCATCGCATTGACGGGCTGGAGGGGCGGAAATGATGAAATCTGTAACGAGAATCCTTTTCGTGACCACGCAGATAGCTGCCCTTGGCTGGGTCTCTGTCTCGTATCTCATTGCCCTTTATGCCACCGTCCGTCTTGGACAGCCCTATCCCGTGGTGGACCTGTCGGAGCAGGCCATCATCACCATTCTTGGCGTCAACGCTCTCAAGGTCCTGGAGAACGTTTTCGAGCACAACGACAGCAAGGTATTCGGGACCAGCGATAAACCGGAGAAGAAACAAAAACGAGACTGTTAGGAGGATTGACATGAATGCGTTTGTTAAGAAGCTGTCCAGCCGTAAACTGTGGGCTGCGGTGGTGGGCATCGCTACGGGCCTCGGCCTAGTCTTTGGCTTAGACGAAAACATCATCAGCACCGTGTCCGGTGCCGTGGTTGCCTTGGCCTCCATCATAACCTATATCGTGACCGAGGGCAAGATAGATGCTGCGGCTGTTAAAGAAGCCGTGGAGAGCGTCCAGGCAGCCAAAGATGCTATTTCTGAAAGCAATGTGGGAGGGGGCACTGGCGATGACGGAACAGCAAATTAGGCAGCTCGTCGTTGACACATCGCGCGGATGGCTCGGCTGCAAGGAAAGCGATGGAAGCCACCAGCAAATCATCGACCTTTACAATTCACATAAGCCTCTGGCGCGTGGGTACGCGGTCAAATACAGTGACGCCTGGTGCGCGACCTTCGTTTCTGCCGTCACCATTAAAGCGGGGCTAACGGACATCATGCCGACGGAGTGCGGATGCGAACCCATGATAAGCCTCTATAAAAACCACTCCGTCAGCAAATGGGAGGAAAACGAGGACATCACCCCCGAAATTGGAGACGTTATCTTCTACGACTGGGAGGACAGCGGTTCCGGCAACGACACCGGAGCGGCGGACCACGTTGGTATCGTGGCTGCCGTAAGCGGGTCCACAATTACCGTCATTGAGGGCAACTACTCGAATTCCGTAAAGGAACGCAAGCTCTCCGTGAATGGGAAGTATATTCGCGGATATGGCAAGCCTGCCTATTCGACAAAAGCAACCGGAAAGGATGATTTTGATATGGACATCAACGAAGCGCGCGCAAAGCTGACCTCCTGCGCCGACACGGGAGACAGCGCGTCCGACTGGGCCAAAGATGCTACCGACTACTGCAAGCGGAAGGGCATCTTTGCCGGAGACGGAAACGGGAATTTCGGATGGCAGCAGCCCATCACCCGCGAGGCCGTCGCGCAGATTATCTACAACGCTTTCGAGGCTGCCGGGATGCTGAACAAGCTGCCCGACGCCTAAGAACGCCAAAAGCGGAGGACGGGTCTTTTCCCGCCCTCCGCTTCTTTATGCCCGCTGTGGGCCTTGCAAGGACGGAATAACCTATTTAGCGCAACCATTCATCGTAATGCTTTAATAATTTCTGTGCGCTTTTGCTATACTTTGCAATTCTTTATTACAAAAATATCCGTTTTTTATGTTACTGTCAAGGCAAAACGGAGGAATTGCCTTGAAAATTTATGATTACGGCGGAATGAAGAATATATCTGGAGACCGAATACACCAAGCCCGAACCGCGCAGCGGATGTCGCAGGCGGACCTTGCGGCCAGGATGCAGGTCAATGGCGTGGTAATTGAGCGAGAAGCGATTAGTAAGATTGAAACAGGAAGCAGATTCGTGACGGACTATGAGCTTATGGTGTTCGCCCGCGTCCTTCAAGTCTCGATGGAATGGCTGACCGAAAATGAATAAAAAATATTGAAATCCCCCTACGGTAAGTAGGGGGATTTTTGTGCTCCTTTGGCCTATTGACAACTATGCAAATTTTGTGCTAAAGATATACAAAAGCAAAGCAAAACAAAGCAAATTAACGGTGGAATACGGTTATGGGGAAGCATTGGAAACATCTCACGGAAACGGACAGATACCGCATCGAAAAGTACCTCAACGAGGGAATGAAAGTTACTGAAATCGCAGATAAGCTGCGCGTCCACCGCAGCACCATTTACAACGAGCTGAAACGTGGAAAGTGCATTCAGCAAACCTATGAATACACCTTCGAGGAGCGCTACTGCCCGGATGTGGCGCAACGCCTCTACCGCGAAAACCTGCGGGCAAAAGGGACTGTTGAAAAAATCGGAACCGACCACGAGCTGGCGAATTACCTTGAGGACCTTATGCTCAATCACGGGTACTCGCCCGAGCTGCCGTCGCGCGCGCAAGACGACGATGACCGTAGCTTCTCATGCACGCTCTGCAAGGGCACAAATCTACAACTACATCCGTAAGGGCCTGTTTCGCAATCTGACGAGCCGGGACCTTCCTTGCAAGGGAGAACATAAACAAAAGTACCACCACGTCCGGATTGCCCGCGCCCCACGCGGGGAGAGCATAGAAAACAGACCGGAGGAAATCAACGGACGTGAGGAGCCGTTTCACTGGGAAAATGGATACAGTCGTCGGCAGGCGCGGCACAAAGAAGTCCCTGTTGTCCTGACGGAACGCGTTACCAGAATATGAGCTTATTTTTCTCCCTGAAACAGCACACCGCCGAGAACGTGGTCCGCGCGATTGACAGCCTGGAACGCCGGTGCGGTTCCAGAAAATTTAGAGAAATCTTCCGCAGCATAACCATCGACAACGGAAGCGAATTTGCAGACTGCAACGGCATAGAACGGTCCTGCCTCACGGGAGGGAAGCGGACCACCTGCTACTACTGCCATCCGTATTCTTCGTGGGAGCGTGGGAGCAACGAAAACCAGAACCGCATGATTCGGCGGCACTTCCCGAAAGGTACGAGCTTTGACAGGTGACGAGCAGCGCCGTGAAAAAGGTCCAGGAATGGCTCAACAGTTATCCGCGAGAGATACTTGGATGGGGAAGCTCCGGCAACTTGTTTGGCGCTCTCACGGCAGCCGTCTAAAAAATTTTATACTTTTGTTCAATTTACTCTTGACTTTTGCCCAGGAAATTTCAAAGAAAATCGCCCCGGCGTCCTTGTAGAATCTGGATTTCCGTGTTATAATCGCACTACTTTGAAAGGCCATTTCACCGGTCTTCCAAAGCCGTTTTCCCCTGGAAAGGAGCCAACATGAACCAGAACGACAACAAGAACAAGAACGCGGCCAGAATCGCAACGGCAACAATATGCGGGGCCTGATCACCCTCATCTGCTGGGCGCTGCTGCTGACGCTGGCCCTCAGCTCCGTCAACACCTATCTCAGCCGGACGGCGGGCACCTCCTCCCGTGGAGATTCCGTACAGCGACTTTCTGGACATCGTCGAGGACGGCAACGCCAAGTCCGTCCAGTTCGACTCCCAGCGGGGGCTGCTGCTCATTACTCCGGTGAAGGGCTTTTCCTACACGGCGGAGGACGGCACCGTCTACGACAAGGACGACCTGGAGCTCTATACCGTGGCGGTGGCGGACACCGACCTGGTGTCCATGCCTGCACGAGCACGGGGTGGAGTTCACCGCCCGGGCCCTACAAGCCCCAGCTGCCCACCTTCCTCTCCGTGCTGATCTCCACGGTGGTGCCCATCCTCCATCATCATGGCGGTTTTCTCCCTGGTAATGCGCTGGATGTCCAAAAAGGGCGGCGGCTTCGGCGGTCTCGGCGGCATCGGCGGCGTGGGCAAGGCCAACGCCAAGTCTACATGGAAAAGTCCGACCGGCGTCACCTTTGCCGGGACGTGGCCGGCCAGGACGAGGCCAAGGAGTCCCTTACGTCGAGATCATCGACTTCCTCCACAATCCCCAGAAATATACGCCGCCATCGGCGCCAAGCTGCCCCAAGGGCGCGCTGCTCGTCGGCTCCCCCGGGCACCGGCAAGACCCTGCTGGCCAAGGCTCGTCGCCGGCGAGGCCAACGTCCCCCTTCTTCTCCATCTCCGGCTCCGACTTCGTCGAGATGTTCGTGGGCGTGGGCGCCCTCCCGGGTCCGGGACCTCTT